ATTGTGATGCACAGCGTACAGTTGTCAAATTAACAGTTTGGCCTACACAAGCAGACCGAGAAAATGGCGCAGAACCCGTGCGCTACGATAACGATTTGCGCCAATACCAAACGGACTTAGCCTTGCAAGCAGACAACCCCGTAGCGTACGCATACACACTGGTGCAGGCAAGCGGCGAGTTCATTGATGCAGAGTGGAATGTGTAGCGCAGGAGTGCTGTTAATGACTACTGAGCACCATGCAGGCGAAGTTGCTGCCGCAGCAGTAAAGGCATCACCATCGCTTGCTATCTCTGGAATGTACCTAGCAGGGTATCCACTGCAGGATTGGTTGGTGCTTGCTACACTGGTGTACACTGTACTACAAATACTTTTGCTACTGCCTAAGTTCTACAGGCAGTACAAGGATTGGAGGGCTAGCAAAAATGACTACTGCAAACGCGAATAGCGCAAAGTTACCAGAAGTTACCCTTACTCGCCAATGTGGGTCGCATGGAGGCACTTGGGGGGTACTAAGCTATCCCCCAGCTAATTTACAGCTGCGCACGATGGAACGTGCATGGCTAAACAACAAGAGCATGGTTAGTTGCATACCATGTGGCCGCTACAAAGTGGTTGCTACAATGAGTAATCGTTTCGGTCGCCGTATGTACTTGCTGCTCGGAACAACACCGCGCGAAGGCATACGCATACACGCAGCTAATCTGCCAAGCCAGTTGCAGGGCTGCATATCATTAGGCACAGCAGAAGCTCGATACCCTAGCACACGTAAGCTACTAAACAGCCGTGTTGCTGTAGGGAGGCTAGAAGCTGTGTTTGGTATGCAGCCGTTCTACCTTACTATAGTACAGAGCGAGGACTACACAGATGCTAATTGAATTTTTAAGTAGTGCGCTGGGCGGCAGCGCACTAGGTGCAGTTGCTGCGGCTGTTGTCCGTTGGCAGCAAGGCAAGCAAGAGCTAGAGAAGCTACGGCTACAGCAAGCACATGAGCTTGCACTAGCTAAAGCTGAGCTACAGCAAGCTAAGGCACTCGCTGATGTGGAACTTATTAAGTCTACGGCCAGCACACAAGTTGAATCGTACACGCACGATGCTATGCTTGACGGCATAGGCTTTGTTGGTGCGGTGCGTGCGCTTGTGCGCCCAATGCTTACAGCGTTCTTGGTAGTCTGCACAGCACTGCTAGGCTTACAGCTTGCAAGCGCTACGCAGCTTGACCCAGTAGACAGTACAGCATTGCTTAAGCAGATAGTAGATGGTTTGGTAAGCTGCACCAGTATGGCATTAGCTTGGTGGTTTGGCGCACGCAGCCACAGTAAATAACGTAGGAGTTATGCAACATGACAGCATTACTTGCAACATTGGGTAAGTTCTTGGGTACTGGCGGTGGAGCGTCACTTGGCGGCTCTATGGGCAGCACTAAGGGCAGTAGCACAAGTACCCTAAACAGCACAAGCACACAGCAAGGCACAAGCACTAGTAGTGGCACAGGTGATACACAAACGCAGCAAACCAGTATGGATGCAGCTAGTAAGGCATTACTGGACGCATTCACGCAGCAAATGGCTAGCGCACAGGGCACAGGCGGAAAAGGCTACAGTAAGGCAGACGCGGTTACTGATGTAGCAGGCACTATCGCGAACATTTTTCGCCAGTACAAAGAACAAGACTTGCCACAGATTGTGGGGCAAATGGGGCTTGCTGGAGCGTACAACTCAACTGGCGCACAGTTCCTAGCAAATGATGCGTTTGCAGAGGCCACTGCTAAGGCAGCAGACACTACATTGCAGGCTATAAAAGACTACGCGGGTATTGCACGTGAGAATGAGCAAGCGTTCCAGAGTGCGCTGCTTAATGCCTTTAGCCTGCAAGCAGATGCTACTAAGCAAGCCAGTACGCATGAACAAGGCACAGCGCAAAGCACAAGCAACATCACAGAGACAACAAACAGCGTAGCAACAGAGCAGTCCAAGAGCAAGAGCAAAGGCCTTAGTCTGGGCTTCAAGTTTTAGGAGCATACCATGCCAGTAGATTTAAACGCCATGCTAGAACAGAGCATGATTGACTTAGCAAACACAAGCCCTGCTGATAGCTTAGCTGTGACTAACAGTCTGACAAAGGCTTTAGCTACTGGCGCACAAGCTCAGACAGCGGCCAATCAGCAATTAGGTAACGTACAGATTGAGGCAGCAAACCGCGCAGAGATATTGCAATCGGAAGCTGCAAACGCTACATTTAAATCAACCAACGATGTGCTTGCTATGTGGAACAGTACACAGCAGGCTACAGCGTTAAGCATCCAGCAAAGCAAAGACTACTTGATGCAAGCCACTACACTAGAGGCAGAAGCGCAAAAGCTAGAGGATGAAGCCCCTAGCCTATTCAAGAATCCGCTAGCTGCAATTACAATGAAGTGGAAAGCTGCAAGCAAGCAAGTAGAGGCTGAGGATAAGCGCGGCACAGCACACAGGATGCTTAGCAACATTAACAGTATGCTACAGATTAGCCGCACGCAGATGGAGGATACCATTGCAGCAAACAACCTGTACAATAACGCATTGATAGACAAGCGTGCTACAGAGCTTGATGACGGTATTGCACAGGCTCGTGCGCAGGCTGAAGTAAACTACAACAATGCGTCTATAATGGGCAAAGCCAGTGCAGATATTGCTACAGCAAAGCGTGGCCATTTGGACTGGCTGCAAGAGCAGAGCCGCATACTTATAGCACAGGGCGATGCAGCAATGCGTGCCAAAGAGTTTGACCTTAACAAGAAGAAATGGCTTGCAGACGAAAAGCAGCGCAATATGCTAGAGCAGAACCTGCAGAACGTAGCATACTCCATTGCACTGACACGAAAAGGCAGCGAGCCTACAGAGGGTGAAGTCATTGCAGCACGCGCTATGGCAGAGGCTCTGTTCAAGCAAGACCCTGCTGCGTTTGGCCAGTTCAGTATGTATGGCAATGAAATCAAAGGCATGGGTGCTACGCTAGGCTTTGCCAGTGCGCTAAACAAAGGCACTGTAGGCTTAATACGCTTGCTGGGGGATGCTAGCGGCAATGCGCAGTTTAAAAACTTTGGCGTAGACTTGTACACACAACAGTATGCAACAACTGTAGAGGGCTTGTATCAGGAGCGTGCGCGTAAGGCTAACATAGACCCTACAAACAAGCAGGCTTTTGAGATGTGGAAGCGCGGCTTAGGCAGCGGCGAGAAAACATCCATAGAAAAACAAGCGCGTGAGATTGCAGAAAACACAGTGCGTGATATGCCAATCACAAGCTATATGCAAGGCAAGACTGAACGCTATTCTTTGCCTTCCAATGGCATTAACACTGTTGCGCTTGGTGATGCAGCTAGCGTGCAGCACTACTACGGATTCAAGGTAGGCACTAAAGAGAACGCTGCTCTTGCTAGTCCTGAGCTACGCGCAATCATACAAAAGGCGCAAGCCAGTAATGGTGTAAACGGCTTGGTTGCAGGTGCGGCTAGTGCAATGGACTGGATGAAAAAGGCTGGCGTAAAGAATCCTGCTAAGGTGCTTGCTAAGGTGTACGGCAATGCCATAGAGGGCATCATTCAGGAGAATGACCCAGAGTACAAGTTCCTGCGCAGCAATGTGCGTGTTAAGCCTCGCGCCAAAGTGCAGCTTGATGACGCAACGTATGACATGGCAGATGAAATTTGGCTAGAGCGTGCAGTGCATCGCTTCAAGAATCCTCCTAAGAGTGTTGCAGGCTGGGCTAAGCTTGGTGCATCTGAGGTGTTTGCTGCAGGGCGTGAGGGCATTGCAGGGCTTAATCGCGGAGCTACCACAGTAAATGCAGGCCTTAGCTTAGGGGGTACACTACTTGCTGCACCTGTAGGCAGTATGCTGAATGCTAATGGTAATATGCTAATGGATTCAGCCCGTAATAGTGCGCTTCCTGCAGACACTGTAACTAACGCCATAAACAGTGGCGTACAGTTCAAGGAATCCCTAATTAATACCACATCTGATAAGATTAGCCAGTTTGCTGTGATGAGTGATGCTATTCGCGCTGAGCGTGCAGCAGCCCTTACACCGCCTAGCGCACCGCCAGTGCGTACGCAGATGGCAGCAGATGGCAGTATTGTAGGCATCTATGCAGACGGCACACAGCGCGTTGTAACGCCTCCACCAAAAGGCAATGCTCCGCAGTATAACTTGCAGACTATGCCTACGCCACAACGTCAGCCCGCACAGCAAGCAGCACCACAGCTGCCCGATGACCCGATAATTAAGCAAGAGCAACTTGCTGACGGCACAATCTACACAGTATACAAAAGCGGGCGCACTAACTACAAAGCACCTGCTCCTAGCTACAACTTGCAGACTATGCCTGAACCCCACTTACGCAACTTGTGGAATGAGTAATCATGAACAACACGATAATTGCAACCGATAACGCACAGCTTGCAGATGATGGCAATAGCTTCCTAGACGGCACAGCGCAATTCCTTACATACGGTGTTGCAAGCTCGCTTACTAGCGCTAGCGTTGGCATATGGAACACCGTCAAGGCAGGTGCTAATATGTTCGGCGCAGACCTTAGTATGACTGATGAGGTAGGTGCTGTTCGTAGCACCTTTGGACGTGACGCAGCAAACTACTACGCAGAAAACAAGGTTAGCTCAGACTTTGGCGGCCTGTTGATTAGTGGCGTAGCTACTGGCATTGGTGCTGTCAATGCACTGCGCGCATGGCAAGCTCGCGGCATTGTAATGGACGGCTACAAGGCTGCTACAGGCTTAGCAAATCCTGACATTATCTTAGGCAGTGCGCAGGTGCAAGCGTATCGTGCAGCAGTATCTAGTCGTGTTAGCTACAGTTGGACGAACAAAGAGCTTTGGGGCGCAAGTCGTGTAGCAAGCGTGCAAAATCTCAAAGAGGCAGCAGCCGCTGAGGGCTTGTTCCAGCTAACGAACAACCAAAACGCACTGCTTAACCCAGAGCATTTGGACTACATAGACAGCAGCGTTAACGCACTCAAAGAGGGTTGGATGTTTGCTGTTGGCGGTGCAGCTTTTGGTGCAGGCTTGGATATGCTACGCATCAAAGGCTATGCAGCACGTAGCTTCCGCGAGGCTAATGAAACTGGCGTAGCACAAGACTTGCGCCTGATAGCTAGAGAGTTGCAAGCGCGTACTGGCACATTCGGTGATAAGCTATCTGAAGTGGCACAGCTACGCCAAGCGTTGGCTACAGATGACCGCTTTTTGGCCACCACACCACAGCAGCAATTTGCCTTGCGTAAGGCTGAGGAGCAAATATCCTTGCTACGCAATGACCTTATTACAGAGGCTAATACTGCGGGACGTGGCGGTGTAGTGGCTATGCAGCAAATCATGGACGTTACAGATACGGCTAAGCTGACACAGCACTTGGGTAACTTAGTCCGCGTTGAGCGACCTACACTGGATACGTTTGAAAGGGCTGCTATAGCTTATGAGCGTTTGGGGTCTACTAACCTAGCAACTCCGCAGTTGCGCCAAGCCTTAGCAGACACTGATACGCAAGTATTGCAGGCTGCACTACAGGAATTGCACAATGTAAACCGCGCCCGTGTGCGTGGCAATACGGCAGTGCTTAGCCAGTTCAACAACCGCTTGCGTGGACGCTATGGCCACAAATTAATGGATGAGCTATGGCTGCTTGCGCGTGAAAACAGCGCGCTATTTGGCATTAACCCTGCGCGTATTGCAGCCATTGAGTCAGGTATAGATGCTACACGCAAAACGCCAAAAGCTATGATGGAAATTAATCAGGGCTTGTTTGCAGCAGATACTGGCATTAACCTAGCAGGCACACGCATTCATCCAGACTACGCACTGGACTTAATGGAAGTGCTTGCAGAGACAGCTACGCGCTTTGGTGTAGCGAGTGACAGCTATCTGCTATCCGCTAAATATCCGCAGCTTAGCAAACTGCTTAGCAAACACAAGGTTGGCGCAATAGACCCATTCAATACTAGCACAGCGTTCTACAATACACGCACTGGCCTTATCTCTGCTACAGCACTACCACGCGCACAGGATATTGGCGAAGTTAGCATAAAGGACGGGTTGATTAACATTGCTGGCGTACGCACTGGCTATTTCTACAAATTGGATGCTGTAGGCCACACTGCATACTTAGCAGAACTTAAAAAGTTCAAGGGCTTGCAGGGTGAGAAAGAACATCCTGCGCTAGCAGCTAGTGCGCACTGGGCAGCAGCAGCCATTCGCGGCTTAGATACAACCAGTATCCAGTCTACAGACTTGCCGCGCCTAGAGCTATTTGCTACAAAGACAGACTTAGCACCTGATGCGTTTGTAGAAGTGCGCAATGCCAATGGCGCAGCAGAGCGCATGACACAAGCACAGGCTCGTGCGTTTGTTATTCAGCAGAAAGAAATCAGCCGCGCTGCCATGCAAGCAGCAGGCCGTAGCCCAGAGGAAATCGCCCTAGTGCTAAACACTGGCGAGAAGTTTGCTATGGGACAGGCAGCGGACGATGTGTTGCTAATGGGCAAAGTTGACTACACACGCGCTGAAAGCGTACGCTTACGCTACAAGCAGTATGGTGCAGATGACGTGGACTTAGCTGCTCGCACAGCAGCAGGCTTGTCAACTCGTATTGAGATTGAGTATGGCGTACGGCAGAAAACGGCAGATGACGTAATGCACGGCTTTGGCCTCAATGAGCTTGCTGAGCGTTTGCCCCAAGAGCGTATGGACTTAATCAAGGATTTGAGTGAGACAGACCCACGCGCAGGGCTTATTACGGCAGCACACTCCCGTTTCGGCAGCTTACGCGAGTGGGCGGCTAGCGTAGGTGCTATGGCTAACAAAGGCAAAGACTCGCTACGTATCCGCACTGAGGAGCAGATGCACGGCTTCTTTGAACACTTCAGTAAGCCTGAAAACTTCGGACAGCGTAGCGAGCTTGCGCTGTTTGTTAATGCAGCGCGTACTAATGACTACTACGTGTTCCCCCTGAATGATGGCAATGGCACACTTGCGCTACGCAAGGATAAGTTTGAGCAGCTTGTACGCGAGCAGCTACCTGCAAACTATGATGAACTAAGCGCAGCCGACCAAAAGGCAGCAGCTATGGCAGCGGAGAGTGCGCTAAAGCAGGCTCGCATGGGCGCACGCAGTGAGGCTGAGAAGCTTATAGCCTCTCGTAACGGCGATGCGTACATACTTAGCAAAGAAGTCGGCGAGGTTGTGCAATGGCACATGGGGCGTAACACAGCCTACATTGCTAATGACAAGGCTATCGCGCAAGCCTACGGCAAGTATGTAACTCGTGACCCTAATGTGTTCTATGCACCACCGCCTAGCTTGCAGCGTATGCAGTATGTTGCGTTTGCTGTGCCAAAAGATGGCAGTGCAACTGATGCTCCACGCTTTATGCTGTATGCACAGACCCAAGCTGAGTTGGATTCTAAGATTGCGTATGTTGCAGAAAACCACAAGATGTACGGTGTTGTGCGGCAAAGCGATGTAAGCAGCTACAAGAAGCTAATCGGAGAGTACGACAAAGGCCGCGTATTCGATGAGCTAGAGTTTGATGCTAACTTGCGTAGCACAGGCCGTAGCGGTAACTTGACACCAAACCTTGATGTGTATGGCGTAGAGACACTAGACCGTATTCGTAACTGGCATCACCGTAAGGCAGAACACCAGTTCATGAGTGCGCTAGAGTTAAAGTACGCTGACACTGTGCAAACGCTGCGTAGCACAGACCGTGTAATACGCGGACAAGGCATTGGCACTAAAGAAGCTAGCACAATCTACGCTGACACAGTAAACCAAATACTGGACAAGGCTAGTGAGGGCGGCTTGTTTCACCAACTGTACCAAAAGGTGCAGGACGTGTTTAACGTGTATGGCAGTAAGGCGTTGGATACGGCAGGTAATAAGCTAGTTGAGTTGTGGCGTGCAAGACCCACAAGCAAGGCAGCAAGCGCACGCTTTGACGTTGAGGCGTTTGAGGCTGTAACACGCGAGCTAGACGCTAAGGGCTTCCAAAACCCGTACAAGGATATTGAGAGCTACCTAGCAAACAGTGGCAGTATTACGGATAACCGCACAGCGGCTGCGCTAAGCCGTGTTGCCAGTACCCTTGTTGCTGGCCTTACGCTGCGCTTAGACTGGCTTAACAGTGTTGTGCAGGTAATGAGTACGCCAATCTTACTAAGCGGTGTCATCCGTGAGGCTAAGCTATCCACAGCGGACAAGCGTCTTGTTGATATGACCACTGTAGCCAATCCTGCAAATGGTGTGCGTGAGCCTACAGCAGCTAAACTTATGCAGCGTGCAATGCAGCAAGTGTTTACACCAGAGGGCAAAGCACTTGCAGAAGAAGCTCGCAAGCGTGGCATATTACAAGACTACACACGGCAATACCTAGAGGCTAGTGACTTCAGTAGCCTGAACGGTAGACATACGCTACAGATGCTACAGCAGAAGATTGATGACGGCATTACGTTTGCTAGTAAGATTACTGGCCATATGCTTGCAGAGGACTTCAGCCGTACGCTAGTAATGAACGCCATGTGGGATATTGCGAAGCAAGCTCGCTTGAGCGATGATGCAGCATGGGCTATGGTGCGCAGTGGTGTTGACAAGGTGCATGGTATCTATCGTGCGCACAGCCGTGTGCAGTTGTTCAACGGCACTATTGGACAGAGCATGGGCTTGTTCCAAACCTATATGTTCAACATGGCGCAAAATGTGGGGCGTGCTATACAGGATGGTCGCGGACGTGATGCGTTTGTGATGTCTGTTATGCAAGGCAGCATATTCGGTGGCCGCAGCTTGCCTATGTTTAGTACGCTGAACAATATGGTAGCGGATACCAACAGCGGTAAGTTGGACATCTACAGCTTGGCTGGCACAGACTATGACCCTAGCGGCATGGGCAGCTACTTCCTGTACGGGCTTGGCAGTTATGCTACAGTAGTGCCTACTGATGCGTACAGTCGTGGTGATATTGCATTGCGCCACAGCACTGTAGTACCGCTTAATCCACTGGACTGGCCTGCGGTTGCTATGATTAGCAAGGCTGTTGGTAACATAGTGGACATGGGCAAAGCTATAGATAATGGCGCGGATGCTGGCAATGCACTAGCGTATGGCTTGGCGCACAATGCGCTTAACCGTCCGTTGCAGGGTGTTGGTGTGTACTTGCAGAACGCAATGACTAGCACAAAAGGTTCTCCACTGTTTACGGATGCTAACTATACAGACTACAACCCCGAAGCAGGATTTAACTTTGCTGCACTTGGGGCTAGGCTGTTGGGCGGCAAGCCGCTTGCTGAGGCGATTGCGTTGGATAGTTACTACAGACGCACAGCGTACCAAACTGAGCAGCGCAATGAGTTGAATGAGCTTGCTAAGCAATTCCGAATCTCTAGCCTAGACGGAACTAGCATGAGCGAGGAGGCTATGACAAAGTTTCTCAGTGAGTACGCTAGTCGTGGCGGCAATCCTGAGAACTTTAATGCGTGGGCAGGCAGACAGCTTATGAACGCTAGTCAGGGTACTGTAGATGTGTTTAAGCAGGGTATGCAGGAAACGGCAGCAGGTCGCTTATACGGCAGCCTGATGTACGACAGGCGTACTGTTCCGTTATGGGAAGATGATAACATCATAGCAAACTGGCAATAAAAAAGGGGGCATATGCCCCCTTTGTTGTTTATAGCGTAAGCTGCACAGCTAATGCTATTTAAGAATAAGTTGCAGTACACCTGCAATAAAGAATAATGCACAGGTTATGCCCCATGAGTACACTACTGCTTGCTTCATACGCTTAGTTGTCCACGATGTCATCTTCTTGCATACTCCGTATATCAATACCGCTACAGCTTATGTCCTGTGCGGCCTTTGCACTATTTACGCAATAGTGTGTCGTTCCGCTATGCTCACAGCCCTCGTCAATACACTGAGCTAGCCCATTATCTGCTAACTCAGCGTATCGTGGGTCTGTGTCTTTGATGAACACACCGTTGTACATAACGCCTTTGCGGTATTTAATTTCGTTGTATGCTGCCAAGAAGCAGCCATCTAGTGTAAGCAAGTATGCGTCTGCAATAGTCATAAGTGCAGCATATGCCAGCATCCTGTTGGCTGGGCGGTAGTCAGGGTTTCCTCCTAGCATACTACGCAAATACTCTGATACACAGTAGTAAGCCTGCAGTGTGGTCATAGCATATGCTATCTCAGGCTTACTGTCATTCCACATACGTTGCGCTGCAGGTGTTTCTGTTGAATTAAAGCCGTCAAGTACAGCAAGCACTACAAGTATATCGCCTATGGCATCCTCTACTAGCTCCTGCTTATTACGTGCCAAGCCGCCTGCAAGCTCTCCGCACTCCTCCATTAGCTTTAGCCACTGGCCTTCGTACGTTGCACCAGTTTGCGCATAGAAGTTACGCTCTGCTGCCCATTGTTGGGCTTTAACTACAAGCTCTGCAAACATGGTTGCAGGTATTTGCTGTTGTGTGTTACTCATGGTTGTATACTCTTTGTGTTGCTAAAAAGTTATTACGCTCGGCTTGTATGGCAACCCGCAGCCCCTGCAATGCTCTACATTCGGTGAGGCATTAGCATTTGCTGCACGCTGCATTAAGGCTATCTTCGCTTCACGCAACGCGTTTGTTAGCTGTTGTATCTTAGCTTTGGCAGCTTGCTCGATAATACGCAAGCTATCCTCTAGGCTAATAGCCCTATCGTGCCACTTATCCGCACTAGCTGTAGCTTCCAGCACTTGCTCACGCAAGCTGTCACGCTGCTCAATGATGTGTTGTAGCTGCGCATTAAGGCTAAAGATTTCACTACGGGCTTGCTCTAGCTCTCTCGTAAGCTCCTGCGCTGTAGCTTCGTAGTTAGCCAGTACAGCAGCTTGCTGCAAATGCTGTGGCGTAGGCATTGCGCCCAACTGCGTAAACCCTGCTTCTCCTGCAAGGGCTGCATAGGCTATAGCATCCTCCATGCTATCAGCGTGTGGCTTAGTCTCTTGCCGTGCTAGCTTAACTAGCAGCATGAAGTACCAACCCTGTTGCTCTGTCAGGCTAGTACCGTACAAGCAGTTAAAGGCCGCTACTATGCGACCCATGCTACGTTCACGGTTCTGCCCTGTACTATCGTACTGCTTGCCGCGCTCTGCCATAATTTCTTCTGCTTTGCGTAGCAGTTGCTCCGCACTATTTGCTGTTTGCATGATTATGCTCCAAGTTGTTTACGGTCTTTTTGGTCAGCGTACTTGCGCTGCATTATTAAAGCTGCTCTGTGCTGCTCCTCCGTACCATAACGGTACATCCACGCTGCATAGAAGTCGTAGCTTTCTTCTTCCCCAAGATGCACTACTGGATGATTGCTCAGTCCAGTGAACAGCTTGAGTGTACGCTTGTCAGGCAGTATTGACCACTCCATGTACTGCACTAGGCTATACAGGATTACGTCACCACTTACTGGGCGCACATGGGCAATAGCTTTTACTACAGGCATTGCAAATCCCCATCTGTTGGTTTACTATACACACCGCTTGCTTTGTAGCATACGTCTAGGTAGCTACTAGGCTCGGCTTCTTTGCACCAAGCAGTTACGTTTATGCCGTAACCGTTGATAATCTTCCAGCGCACATGGCTGCACCACTCTTCTATAAGCAAGCGTTGGCTTAGGTATAGCTGTGGCACAAACCAGTATGCAGGCACATGGCCTTTCTTGTTCTGCTGCCTAGCGTTCACTATTTTACGCTCAGGCGGTAACACGCACAGGCCACCTACATTGTACCATGCAGGCACAAGCTCTGCGTACTCTTTATCTACAAGCTCTAAGAACTGCGTATATGAAATCTTTAGAGCTTCCAGTGCAGCCTGTCTAGCTGCTTGTTCTGCTGCTCGGGCTACAGCGTTAGCTGCAACCTCTATGTCATGCAACTCACGTTGCGTTGGCTTTGGCTGTGCTGGCGGAGCTTCCGCTATCACTTGCAAGCGCATTTGCAATGGTTGCTTGCAACTCTGTTTGCTGTCTGAGTGCTGCGTCATAATCTTCTGCCTCATATAAGTAGCTTTTAAAGTCAGTGTACGCACGCTTGTTTTGTGTGCTACGCTTCTTCAAGATGAACGTACCTGCACCGCTTGCCTGTATCCTATCACTTTTTACCAAGTTGTCAAGGATTTTGTACAAGTCCTGCATATGGTCAAGCTCACCAGTTACCGCCTTGTGTATCTCTAGCACGTTTACTGGCCTGTTGATACCCTCCATGTATGCTAGTATCTTGCCGTTAACCTTACTGAACTTGCTGTTGCCGAACTCACCGAACGCCTTGTGCATCTGTTCTTCTGTGTACACTAGGATTGTGTTAGCTTCCAGTACATGCTCCTCATGTATTACCATGCTGCTGTAGCTAGCTGCTATCACAAGGCATAGCTTCATAAGGTGCAGCAAGCGGCGGCCATTGTAGTATGCCAAGCGGCTATCGTTAAGGTACTCGAAGTTTTGGTATATGCTGTCCACGAGTTTGCGTGCTGCTGCTGTAAGCTGCATCTCACCCTGTAGCTGCTTTACTGCTTGCAGACGCTCTATAATATCCGCCTCTATCTCCTCGTCAGGCGGTGGCGGCCAAGTTATGCGTAAGTTAGTAGGCTCACTGTACACCATGATTGCCCTGCTTAGGAAGCCTGTGCCGCCTGCTTCTTGGGGTAAGCCTAGCTGTAGGTTAGTTGGCGTAGCACAGCTTAGTATGTTTACTGTAGGGTTGGTAGCCAATACCTTTGTGCGCTTGTACTCCTCTTTGTACTCATGATGGTTGTCGTACAGGTGCGCTAAGCATACAGTAAACTCGTTGTTGCCTATGCCTAGAAAGTCCAAGAACTCGTCTGTTGCAATGTAGGCTGCATCTACGCTATCCCAACTACCCATGTCACCATCTGTTGTGCTTGCTAGCATTGACACGAACTGCTGCTTGCTACACTTATTAGGCGCAAACCTGTCATAGCCTGCACCACGCATAAGATTAACAACCCCCTGCTGTGCTGCGCTTTTGCGTGTGGCAGGATGGCCTACAAGCAGTATGTACATATTGGGGTATATTGGCTTGGTGTGCGTAAGCCACACCTTTCGCTCTAGCATAGTAGCTATGGCACTAATCATGCTCCACCTATAGAAGTTTGGCGGACACTCTGTGCCTTGCTTGTACGCTAGGTAATCGTGTATTACGTTACTCATTCTTTAAGCTCTCCCCAGTTTACTGCACCGAACTTAGGCTCACAGGGTATTACCATTGTGCCATGCTTAGTGCGTACACGGCTACAGTCCATGAATATCTTGGCTACCTCGTGGCTTATAGCGTCATCGTTCGGCCTGTGCATATATACTAGCTCGTCATGCACCTGCATACGGATACGGAATCGCCCGTTCCAGTCACTAATCTGCCGCTTCCATACAGCAAGGAATGCCTTGTTTACGCCCATTACGCTTAGGCTTTGTGGCGGATGCGCTACACAAGCGTTAATCTCAGGCTTGCTGCGGCGTGGGTTGAGGAATGTTCTGCGTGTCCACCCTGTTGCACCAACCAACTTACCTGTAGTGCATACTTCATCTACTACCTCTGCATACCACACGCCCTTAATCTTTGGGTATGTGTTATTGAAGCAGCGCAACAGTGTAGCTGTTATCTGCAGTGCAGTATAGTAGCGCGGCAAGTCTAGCAGCTTGGCGGCACGGAACACTTCTTTGTCACCCATAGTTTCCCACAATACAAATGCGCCCATGTTATAGTTTGCTCCATGATTAACACGCTTGCCTACGTTGCGTATATCTTTGCGTAGAACTTTCTTGTGCTGTACACTGTACAACTCATCAAATGGTATGCCAAAGAACAGGCTGCAATTAGTGCAGTGGAAGTCAGGGCTATTCTCTACGTTGTAGATTAGTTGCTCGTCACCGCTTATGTATGCAGTGCATCGGCTCTCAGCTTGGCTACCGTCTACGCTGCCGAACTGCCAACCGTCAGGTGCTACAATCATAGGCTTGGCGTATGCAGGAATGTTCTGTATCTGTGTGCCACACCAAAAGTTACTCTCCTTGCTAGCCATGCGCCCTGTCTCTGTGCCTGCTGGGTCTAAGCTAAACATTAGCTGCCCGTTCAGTAGGCTAACGTCATAGTAAGTTCCTATAGCTTTCGTTGCATTACGGTACGCTTGTATCAGGCGCACGATGTAGCTTTCTATTTCGCCACGCTCTGCAAAGTGCTGCATGGTTTTCTTGTCGCTTTTCTTAGCCTCTTTGTAGCCTAGTGCGTGCAGCAAGTTGAGTGTTTGCAGTGGGCTTGCTGGATTGAACTTAGGCTGCCGCAGCACATAGCGTAGCTTGCTCAGGGCAGCTTGCTGCTTCTCTACTTCTTTGGCGCGTAGCTCTAAGCGTTTGCTTTCATCTACAATAAGCCCCTCAAGCCCAACTTGTATGCAAGGGAACACTAGCGGAAACTCTATCTTGTAGTTGCGTAGCGCATAGTCTGCCCGCTGCCACTTGATGTGCTTCACCATGCCCATCCAAGTCCACGCTGTTGCGTGTGTGTCACGGGCATTATATTCCAGTTTATTGTAACTGGACATCTCTTTCCAGTAGCGTATGCCTAGCACATACTGCTGCGCACAAAATGCTAAAGTTTTAGGCAATTCAGGGTACATACAATGCTGCATATGGTAACTGTCGTATAGGTACGCCACAGGTGCTGAATTAAACCGCAAGAAATAGCTGTTGTCGTACCGCCCATTGTGCATTAGCTTTGGCACTTTGCTGCGTAGCAGATAGCGCATAGCCTCCATGTTCTCTCTGTGCGTGGCGGCATCCATTAGATTGATTGCACAGCTATAGCTGCGTAAGACTTTGCCCTCTAGCATAAGCACTGTAAATGCACAGCTAGTTATTAGCAAGCCCTCACGTTGCGTTTCAATATCCACAGCGCACAATACTGCATACGGACTTTCCAGTCTGTTGAACCATACGTCTGTGTCTGCTGCATGGAACTTAGTGTAGCTGAATGGGTCAGCTTGCACGAAACACTCAGGGTTACTTAGCTTGCATAGCCAGTGGTCAATAAGCCACTTCATGTGAGGCTCTTGGTATATGCGGTCTAGGCTTGGCAAGTACAGGCAACGTATACCGTCACGCTGAAACACATAGCCTAAGTTGTCCTCGCGCGTACCCTCTAGCGCAACATTCCATAAGTTGTGGTATGTACTAGCCACGCAAGTTAGGCCACGCTGTTTGCAGTAAAGCACAAGCGATGACCATGATGAAAAATCTTCTGCCTGTATGCTGCACCGCCCGAAGCGGCTACGGTCTACGCGCTGAACGTACTTGGCGTCTGCACCGCGTATGTGTAATAGTAAGTTTTGCATAGGCTACCTTTGAAACGAAAAAGGCGGCTCAAGGCCGCCTTAGTTAGCTATGTGCTATCTACACACTAGCACTGTTTAGCATATCATTGTATTGGTCTACAGTGTATGCGAAGCGCACATCATTGTAGATGCGTGTTGCGTCTTGCTTGTCGCGGCGTGCGCGAAGCTCAACAACAACTTCTGTGCCTGCTGCTTGCTCAATGAACTCTGCAGGGTTTGTTGCACCAATGGCATTGCCAACTGCTTCAAACGCGCGGCGGAAATCACCTAAAGCATTGCCCTTGCGTGCTAAGCTATAGCGTGTATATAACAAGCTACCCTCTGCTGGCACTGGAATATCGCTCTCAGGCACTTCAATTACGCCTTGCAAGGACATCATAACTGCAATGAAGCCCTCTGCTGCGTCGTGCGTCATGCTCTCAATGGTCATGCTGTACAAGCCGCTTGGGAAGTTAGCAAACTCTGGAGGCAATTCAATGTTGTCCCAACCGCCAGTCAACAATGCGTTGTTTGCGTCAATGAATGCTTGCTTTTCTACGTTACTCATGGTGTGTACTCACTTATGTTAAAGTTTGTCGTGCTTTGTTGTGCAGTGGGTAACGCACGATATACCCACTGATTAGCGCGGTGCGCTGAATTACTTACGCAATGCGGCTAGCTTGCCACCTACTGCTTGCGCCACAGCTTTGTTTGCTGTTGCACTATTGTCGTTTACTGGCACTGGCTTACGGCACAGTAGCAAATCTACTAGCGTAGCACCCTCACCCATGTCAATATCGCTGCGGCTACCTGCCATGATGTTGTGCTGAAATGTTGTGCTGCTTGCTACCTTGTGCGTGTTGTTCTTGCGGTACGCAAATACTACATGGTCAAAGAAGCGTGGCACTCGTGCGCTAAGTGCGCGTGTACCGCACACAGGGTAGATACGCTTAGCTCCAGTTTCTTCCGTAACCTCGTCAGCGTGGCCAATGAATACGCGGTGGAACGGTGCTTGCTGCATATGGCTTAGGATGTTGATAAGCAAGCTACCCTGCCCACCAAACTCATCATAGCCTGCCTTTACTACCTCACCTTTAACAAACACGTTAGCCTGCGGATTCACTATGGCCATTGCGCTGTCGCTTAGCTGCGTTAAGCTGTCCACGACAACTACCCATGTGCTGTCAAGCAGCTTGCTGTCAAACACGAAATGCCCCTCTGCTGCACGACAGGCAGCGTCAGGACAGTTTGGCTTGCCATGCTCGAAGCACACAGGCACAGCGGCTTTCGCACTGAACAGCGTACCTACAGTCTTTACTGCCTGTGGGTTGCTGGCTGTATCAGGTATGCGTATGTAGGTTATCTTGTCCTGTAGCTCTGTAGGCAGCTTGAGCAGTGTCTGCAAGCCGTTCTCTAGGTCAAGCCACAGTACGTTGAAGTGTGGTGCTAGCTCCTCCGCAACCAACTGGCTCTTGCCAGTGAAGCTCTCGCCATATACTAAGATACTCTGTGGCTTGGGTACGTTTGTGCTGCGGACGTGTTGTGCAATCTGACTAAGTTTCATTGTAGTCCCCTTTCGTTATGTGTGTTAAGCTATCACAGCCTACAAATAAGTCAATAAAAATCTTACTATAGCAAAGCAAGAATCTGCTCGCTGGTTACTATGATGTCTGCCGCATCTTTGCCAAGTGCCTCGTAGCTGCCACGCTTGTTGGCCTCTGTGCGGTACTGCTGCATATGGCAAGTGCCAAAGAACTCACAGGTGCGCCCGTACTCTTTGCAGCTTGCTCCGCGTCTTGGCCAAAAGCCCTGCTCCTTGTACGTTTCTATAGCTTGCACATCTAACAGCGTACTAGCTGCCCACTCCATGCCAATATCCAACCCCCTGTCGAACACAAAGATTGTGGTATCACAGTCCTTGCTGTTGTGGCATATGTAAATGGTAGTGTGCTGCACTTGGTCTGCTCCAAAAGCTGCTTGCAGTGCTACGCAATAACCCATACTTTGGCTACTGTTTTGGTAGTCGCTACGCTCAAAGGGTCTGCTACCAGTCTTGACTTCAACTACTGCAAGCTGCCCAGTCTCTCTGTGCTGCAACACACAGTCTATGTGCATCTGATAGCTGTAGCCCTCTGTTAGCTCCACATATACAAGCAACTCGTTGGCTGCTTTCTCGTTGCCGTGCTTGTCCACAAACATATAGATTGTGTACTCGTCTAGCAACTGTGCCGCATCTATCGCGAATATGCGGATAGCACGCACCACTTGCGCAAAGCTCTTGCAGCTACGTTCATCTTCTGCATCTAAGTCATACATATCCCAAGATGCCATAGCCATAACTAATGCGTAGTGCAACGCACGTTGCAGCCCCTGTGGGCTGCTGTTCATGCTTGCGTAATGCAGATAGGTTTGCACACCTGCACCGTATGCGTGGCCGTATGCAAAGTGTATGTTGGGTTTGTGCTGCCCCGAATCTTCTATGTTCTTGAGAAAAAACTTGCGTGGGCAACTGTGCAAGGTGCTGAGTTTGCTGTAGCTCAAGCCTACTACGCCATCCTCTGCAATGTAGGCAAGACGTGCTGGTGCGTATGGTTTGGGCGGTTCATCCCAACTGTCCAATGGATTGCTAATGCCTGCAATCATAGGCTGTGTGTTGTTCATAATACTATACCCCTTGCTGTGTTGCTTTACCACTGGGCTGTTGCCAAGCAACTACCTACCTGCGTTCCGCCATGTTCTACCTGCGTTCCGCCATGTTCTACTAGCCTGCTGTGGCGCACAATCTCTTGTATAGCACGCCACTCGAGCTTGCTTGCGTACTCTGCATCAGGCACTCCACCCTCGCGTGCTAAGGCTACCATACGGCAAATTGGTGCGTGTATGCCGCCTGTGTCACGCTCTAGTAAACGGAAGCGAGACTTAGGTAGCTGCACTATGTGCGTTATAAGTCGCCACGCAAACTCCTCTACGCTATTGCAGCCATCGTAGCGGTGTTGGCTAGCAGTGTGCGTACCCTTTAGCTTATTAAAAGCATCAGTGCAATGGTAACTCTTACTGGTTACTGGTGTTGTAGTCCAGTGTACATAGCGTGCAGGCCAGTCTACTACGGCACTTACTATGGCTACTGTGAGCGGATACTCTTTCAACTGCTGGCCTTGTGTATGGCCGTTGTGCTGTAGCTTAACATACAGGGATTTCCCCATGTGCTTAGCCTCTGTGCTGTTGAGATTGCAGCGGCCTTGCACTACGGCTAAGGACAAGTCATCGTGCTTGCTTTCTGCGTATGTGCAGGTTTGGAAGCCGCCTATGCGTATATCAATAAAGCTAAGTTTTACGTTCACTGTACGGTAGAAGCCCATTACATTGCGTGTGTAGCCTACGGGTGCATTGCTTGTACCGTAGCGTTTCATTTCTGCGTAGCGAAGTTCTCTTGTTGCTTTCATAGTGTGTTACCTCAGTATTAGTTTACTATAGCTTACCAGTTGTTAGGCCATTCTATGCTGTCATCGTCAATAGTGCGTGCAGTAGGCTGTGCCTGTGATGTTTGTGCAGCAACTTCTGCTTCTACTTGCGCTGCGGGCTTGCATAAAAGCAGGCTTTCGCCTGTGTATTCTGCTCGCTGTATGATAGCCAAGCGCACACTGGCTGGAATGATGACATACCGCATATTAGCATGGCGTTTCTCTGCTTTCCATACGCCAGTGTAGTATGCGAACTCTGTCCAACCGTGTATGCCTACGTCCTCTGTAGTAGGCAACGGCTCTGTGTAGCTGTACACCTTGCGGCTTACTAAGCCTATGCAGTTAATGCCAAGTAGTGCTGACTGCGCCTCTGCGCCCTCAAGCTGTTGTGCGCGGTATATCAGCGCAAGCACATACTGCTGTGCTGTCATTACTCTGTGTATAATCATAATATACCCCATGTTGCGCAAGCTACAATTATAGCCCACACTGTTGTTGCACCGATAATTTTAAGAACTGCTGTGCGCTGTACTTCTGTTGCGCTTTCTGCAAACACAGCTAAGCCTAAAGCAAATGCTAGCATAAGGCCAGCGTACCCTACTGTTGCAAGTAAGTACGTCATTGGCAGTGTGTGCTTCAGTAGTAGCATAAGCAGTGCTGTAAGCCAAGC